TGGAGAAGGAGCTTTAGAACAAATTGATAGTATAGCTGATGATTTATCAAAACTTAGAACAGAAGAACAAGCTGCACAAATGGCAAGATCAAAATTTACTTTTGAACCAGATGTAAATAGACCCCCAGGTTCATATACTCCAAAAGAAATGCAACAAATGTCAAAAAATAAATCAAGACAACTTACAAAAGATGAAATTGCAGATTACGAAGAAGCAATAGGAAGAGATTCTGAGCAATGGATGTCAGAAGGAACTATTGAAGAAGCAGAGGAAGCTTTAAAAAGAAGTAAAGCTGAAGAAGCATATTATTATAAACAATATAAAGCAGGTAAACTAGATCCAGAATCTGGTGAGATTATAAATAATTTATTTGATATTTACAAAAACAAATCTCCAAGAGAATTAATGTTTGATGCAAATTCAATTTTAAAAGGAAAATTACATCCTGAACTTTCTACTGAACAAAGAAAAGAATTAGTAGAAAAATTAGAAGATATTATTTTTGAAAGAGAGCCACCAGAAACATTTGCAAAAGGCGGTGTAGCTAATCTGTTTATACAGAGAGACATGTAATGAAACCCGTCTATGATCCAAAAACTAGAAAACTTAAAGAGGACCTAGCTCGCCAGCTCCACGATGCTGGCTTCGGGAAACGAGAAGCTTTTAGTGATGGTGATAGAGTTGGATTTGTAGAAGCTGGATTAATAAATAATAAAACTGTTAAAGCTGGAGAACTATTAAGTTATTTAAAAAAATATGGTATAGATATACATCCAATTAATTTATCTAGGTCGGCTAAATTTTATGGAATAGAATCTCCATCATCTGGTAGATATATTCTTCCATCAGACTTAGAAGCTTTAAAAAAAGAATGGATAAAAAATCAAGAAAGAGCATATGGCACTACAACAAGAGGTAGAGAAAAATCTAAAGAAAGACGTGAATTAGTTCAAAAACTTGTTGCATCTGAAAAATATAATCCAAGTGAAATAAAAAATATTATACGAAAAAAATACAATGTTGATATGGGCAATACAATTCAAAAAGTAATTAATGAGCAAAGAAAAGAAGGTAAAAATATACCATCTGCAAGAGAAGGAGAAACCTCTACTAAAACTAAAGAACTTTTAAAAGATATAAATTTATTAAACGAAAATAAAAAAATAAAAAATATTCTTTCTAATCCTAAATTTAATTTTGAAAAAGATTATTTAAAAATATTTGATGAAGCAAAAAATACTTTAAAATTAAATCCTTCAAAAACTAGTTATAGATTAGCTGCTCTTTTTAAATCATACTCTGAAGGAAAATTATCTTCTGATAAAAATATTATAAGTAATTCAGATAAAATTTATTCTTCAATTGCAAAAAGTGGACCTCTTGGATCAGTAGGTTCTGTTTTATATAGAAGAGAAAAAGTAGAACCTGGTGTCGCTTCACAAATAGGTAAAGAGCCTAAATTTTTTAAAAATGTAAGAAACAAAATAACAAGGTATTTACCAGGAGAAAATATATATTCAACCGATGAATTAAAAAATTTAATTTCTTCTTATGAGAATAAAACAGGGGCTTATTCAGTATTTGTTCAAGGAATAAAAAAGGATATTAATTTAGATAAAGGAAGAACTATTGATAAAATAATAAATCAAGTTGAAAAAAAATTACAAAACTTAGATACAAAAGATGTTAATTATTTAGATCAAAGAGAAACAATAAAAAATGAATATAATAAAAAAGTAGAGCAGTTTACCAACAAATATAATAAAGATTTAAAAAAAGGAGAATTGCCTGTTAGAGGACTTAAACTAAGTTTTGATTCACCTAAAAATTCTTTAGCTAGATATGATGAATTAAAAAAAATAGACCCAGATTTAATAAGGGGAGTTGAAAACATTTATAATAAATATAATTATTCTTTTGAAGTTCCTAAAGATGTTAAAATTATATCAGAAGCTTTAAATTATGTTACATCCTCTGGCGGAAAAACTTCAATGGAACAAAGAGGTAAAGAAGGTCAAAACAGAGTTTATTTTGAAGCATCAGAACAAAAAAATGTACCAAAATATTATGAAACAATTAGATCTAACATTCAAAGGTATTTACCAGGACTTCCTTTTAGAACAGGAGCAGCCACTCTTGATTATATGATGCAAAATTATTTATTTAATATGCCGTCTGCAGATGCAGCTCTTGCTGCTAGTACTTGGCTTATAAAAAATCGTGAAGCAGCAGAAAAAATAGGTAAAACAATAAATCTTGTATTAACAGGACAAGCAACTAAGGAAGATGTTAAAGATTCTATAGATACTTTTGTTAAAAATACAAATTTTGAAGATCTTGTATTCTCGCCAGCAGTTGCTGATTTGTCACAAAAGCAAAAAAAAGCTATTAGTGAAGAAACAGTTAATTCAAAAACTGGAGAAGTTAGAGAATTAAAAGAACCAATAAAGACTGCTGATGATTTAATTAAAGATCAAGAAAACTTTGAATTTGTATCTTCAGAAATGCCAACACAAGAATATAAGTCCGGTGGCAGAGTTAAGTTTCAAGAAGGAACTAATTTAATGAATGTTTTAGATAACATAGCTATGGAGGATATGAATAGAAAACTTGGTATAGAATTTAGAGGTGAAATTCCAAAAGGAATAAAATTTAGAACTGACCTTGGAACAGCTGGTGATCCTATGGGAGAAGCAAGAGGAGATTTAACAGAACAAGATGTTCAAATAGATGATGTACTTGAAAGTCAAATTTTTAAAATAATGTTAGAAAAATCTAAAAGAGATCAAGAAAAACTATTTTATACAAAACGAAACATAGAAAAAATGGGAGGCACAAGATTTATAGAAGATTTTCCAGATCAAACAGAATATTTAAAAGCAGTTGGTCAAGACATAGCTAGTCCAAGAGGACTTAGTTATATAGGAACAAAACTTTTAGAAGGTGTTGTTGGAGGATTAGAATTTCTTCCTGGTCAAGCTTACACACTTGCAAAAGGTGATCTTGAATTTTATCAACCTGTTCTTCCAGAAAAGTTTGGTATTACTTCTCTTGCAGAAAAAGTTAAACCCGACATTAGAACATCTGGGTTAATGGCAGCTGGAGATATTGCAAAGTTTACTGGTGAATTTGCAGATCCATTTATTGCTTATGGTTTAACTAAAAAAGGAATTGGTGCTTTTAAAAAAACTCCTGATGGAGTGTCTAAGAGTGATGAAATTTTAAGTGAAATTGATCCAACAAGAAGAGATGTTTTAAAAACAGGGGTAGCAATAACTGGTGGTGCTATGGCATATCCACTTGCTAAAAAAATATCACTTTTAGAAGAAGCTGGTAAAGTTGCAAAAGTTTCAAGAAATATAAACAATGCTCCATTTTGGTTTGAAGATTTAATAAATGTAGTTGCTAAACCTGAAAATATTTTAAAACAGTCTGGTACAAAGAAAATTTATAATAACAAGGGTGTTAAACTTGTAGAGGATGACAGATCTATAGAAATAACATTTGAAACAGATAACGGACTGCCAGCCTATATTGAATACATTAAACCAGGGGAAATAATAGATCCAAAAACTGGAAAAATTAAAAAAACTCCCGGAGATTATCAAGAATATGAATTAGTTTATAGAGGAGAAGGAGACTATTATACTAAAGATCTTGAAGAGGGAATAAATTCAGGAAAAGGAAACTTAATAAGAATGTCTGGTAATAAAGTTCCAAAAGAAGAATCATCCAAAGCTTCTAGATTTGCTGATGAACAATCTGCAGCAGAGGCAAGAATGGAAGCTGATTTAGATTTTTTAGAGTCGCAAGCAGATGAAATTGATTAAAAGATTAACATTAACAATACCACCTAAATCAGGTCCAAACCCTCAAGGCTTGAATGTTACATATAAAAAGGTTAAGATAATAAACTCAAGGAAATCAAATGGCAATAGATAAAACTTTACCTAATATAGAACAAACTATAAAAGTAGAAAACCCTCTAAATTCTATTACTGAAGTTCAAGATATACAGGAACAAATTCCATCTATTGAAGAAACAGAAATAATACCAACTGATGATGGTGGTGTTGAAATTTCGTTTGAACCAGGGGCAATTAATTTAGCTGGTGGAGAAGGACACTTTGATAATTTAGCAGAATTACTGCCAGATGATTATTTAAATTTAATTGGTTCAGAATTATATCAAAATTATCAAGACTATAAAAATTCAAGAAAAGATTGGGAACAAGCTTATACTCAAGGATTAGATTTGCTAGGATTTAAATATGAAAGAAGAACTGAACCATTTCAAGGAGCATCCGGTGCAACACATCCTGTTTTAGGAGAGGCAGTTACACAATTTCAAGCTTTAGCCTACAAAGAATTATTGCCGGCAGAAGGGCCTGTGCGAACTCAAATATTAGGCTCTCCTTCTAAAGAAAAAGAGGATCAAGCAAATAGAGTTAAAGAGTTTATGAATTATCAAATTACAACAATAATGAAAGAGTATGAACCAGAGTTTGATCAAATGCTATTTTACTTACCATTATCAGGTTCAACATTTAAAAAAATATATTATGATGATTTGTTAGAAAGAGCTGTTTCAAAATTTATAGCAGCAGAGGATTTAGTTGTTCCTTATACAGCAAATAGTTTAGAAGATGCAGAAGCTATTATACATGTTGTAAAAATTTCATCTAACGATTTAAGAAAACAACAAGTTGCAGGTTTTTATAAGGATATAGATTTATCTATGCCAGAAGATCAAAATTATTCTGATGTTAAAAACAAACAAATGGAGTTAGAGGGAATATCAAAAACAGATAAAGAAGATGTCTATACTTTGTTAGAAAATCATGTTTATTTAGATTTAGAGGGTTTTGAAGATAGAGGAGCAAATGGAGAACCAACAGGAATTAAACTTCCATATATTGTTACTATGGAAGAATCTTCTAGAAAAATATTATCTATAAGAAGAAATTTTTCTCCAACAGACTTAAAAAAGAAGAGAATAAATTATTTTGTACATTTTAAATTTTTACCTGGTTTTGGATTTTACGGATTTGGTCTAATTCATATGATAGGTGGGCTATCACGAACAGCAACAGCAGCTTTAAGACAATTATTAGACGCCGGAACCTTGTCTAACCTACCAGCTGGATTTAAGATGCGAGGAATACGTGTAAGAGATGATGCACAACCATTACAACCAGGGGAGTTTAGAGATGTAGATGCACCAGGCGGAAATTTAAGAGACGCATTTATGCCTTTACCGTTTAAAGAACCGTCACAAACATTGTTATCACTTATGGGGGTCGTGGTTCAAGCAGGTCAGCGTTTTGCTTCAATTGCTGACATGCAAGTAGGGGATGGGAACCAGCAAGCAGCAGTGGGCACGACCGTGGCTTTGCTGGAACGTGGAAGTAGAATTATGTCCGCAATTCACAAAAGAATTTACAATTCTTTAAAATTAGAATTTGAACTTTTAGTAAAAATTTTTAAAACATATTTACCACCAGTGTATCCCTATGATGTTGTAGGAGCTTCAAGAGAAGTTAAAATTTCCGATTTTGATGATAAGATAGATATTTTACCAGTAGCCGATCCAAATATATTTTCACAAACACAAAGAATTTCCATTGCGCAAACAGAATTGCAATTAGCACAATCTAATCCTCAAATGCATGACATGTATCAAGCTTATAGAAAAATGTATGAGGCCATTGGAGTTAAAGATATTGATTTAATACTACCACCTCCTCAACCTCCTATTCCAAAAGATCCAGCTTCAGAACACATTGATGCACTTGCAGGAAAACCCTTTCAAGCGTTTAGAGGACAGGAACATAGGGCACACATTGATTCACATTTAAGTTTTATGGCAACTACTATTGCAAAAAATAATCCAATGTTAATGGGTGCATTAGAAAAAAATATTTTTGAACATATTTCTTTAATGGCAATTGAACAAACAGAATTAGAATTTATGTCTAAAACTTTAGAAATTCAAAATGTTTTAACACAAAACCCAATGTTGCAACAAGATCCTGCTTTCCAACAAGAAATTCAAAAACTTCAAATGCAAATTGAAGCTAGAAAAGCAGTTTTAATTGCTGAAATGATGAATGAATTTATGACAGAAGAACAAAAAGTAACTTCTGTAATGGCAAATGATCCACTAGCACGGTTAAAAGCTAGAGAACTTGATCTACAAGCACAAGAAATACAAAGAAAAACCATTGAAGGTCAAGACAGATTGAATTTGGAACGTATGAAAGCCTTTCAAAATCAACAATATCAAGATAAAAAGCTTGAACAAAATGAAGATTTAGCTTCACTAAGAGCTGAAACTTCACTTGCTAAACAAATAATGACAAACAAAAGAAAATAAGGTATAAAAATATATGAAAAAAATGTCAGGACCTCAAAAAATCTCTAAAATAATGAGAGAATTTAAAAAAGGTGAATTAAATATTGGAACTTCTAGTAAAAAAGTTAAAAGTCCAAAACAAGCAATTGCAATTGCACTTTCTGAAGCTGGAATGTCTAGAAAAAAAATGGCTAAAGGTGGACCAGTATTAAAAGCTAAAAATTCTTCACGATCAGAGTATGGAAATTTAGTAGATCATTCACAATTTACTCAACCTGATGGTCTTTTAAAAGGTGGAATTGATGTTGAAGTATCAAACCCACAAGAAACACAGATAGAGCCAGTTGGTGGTC